TTTGCCACTATGTACACTGTGAGATATCTCTGTGCAAGATCAGATAACACCTGTGCGTCAAGTGCCTTCAACTTCAGCTTGTACTGCTTTGCAACCGCTTCTAGCTCAGGTGTGACACTAGAGATTGTCAATTACTTCCACCCTCACCAGGATGATAGTCAGTCTGCCGTGCTAGGTCACTAGCCCAGCTAGGACCGTACCTTGGTATTTCAGGATCGACAGGCATACTGGTAAGCAGGGTGGTGTCCTCATTGTCAATGTCCTGACTGTAACCATCAACCTTGATGGAACCAATAAGACCTATGCCACCCGCTCTGTCACGAAGTATCCCTGCACGTTTACCCATGAATTCTGCACGTTGAAACTTCTTCACTGCCAGTGTGTCAGTAGTGAAGTCAATGTTTGACGCATACCTGGTGGCTAGTGCATCACAGCAATCGGCAGCAGCCATCAACACATTCGTGCCGTTGTTGTCAATGTAATACTGAATCTGGTCATCAGTGAACAGAGGATTGGTAGGGTCAAGGTCACCAATCTCTAACCTGACCTGTTCTAGTGCAGTATCAACAGCCATCTAGAACCTCCTAGTCAGTGAGTGGCACTGACACTGGTCAACGCGGGCAGATGAGTCGCCAATGCCAGTGCCTCTGTCAGTGCTGCGTCGGCGCTGACACTCACTGTCCTCCCAGTGGCTAAGACGCTGCCGCTGACACAGCGCCACCATCCAATAGTCACCACTGGCAGAGACTTTTACACTCGCCATACTTCACCATCCACATGTTCAAGCCACAAAGGTGAGGGTCCACCTACGTTGAACAGTAATGCACCAGACCGCATACGTTCACTGATGTGCCTGTTGAGTGCATTCTGATCCTCAGGCTTGACACATGGCCGGTAGCAGTACACAACATCAAACCTGTCATACCGATCAAATACCTCAGCAGTGCAGTGAGTAACAGGAAGGTCAGGGAACAGACGCTTACTTACCTCAATATACGGTGAGTAGCATTCGATACCGTGCACATCAAATTCTAATGAAGATGCCAGTGCCAACTTTGTGCCTATCCCCGAACCAACATCAAGAAACCTCCGCCCACTTCCCGCATTTGACACAATTGTCATACCAGCGAGAAATTCCATCACAGACAGTGGACGATAACTCCAACGCCTACCCTCAGATGGCCGTGCAGGTAAGTGAACTTCCTCTAACGTATTGACTAGCAATTGCACTGCTTGCCAGTTCATAGGCCGCCCATACCAATCCGGGTGACCTTCTGGTAGCAGTGACCGCGCTGTCAATAACTCACTCACCTTCCCAGTAGATACGTACAGTATCAGTTTTCTGGCTACCTCCACCACTGACACGTACTCTGACATACCCATCCACCACAGGTCTTGGCAGTGGAAATAGAGTACCTGCTAGCGGCAGTGCACTAGCAATCTTCGTATTTCCCAGGTCATTGGTACGGTCCACATTCAGCACACCTGTTCCCCATGTGCTAGTGCCACCCACCAATATCTGACAGATTTCACCTGAGACTGGATGCCTTGTCTGTGCAGTACCAGCACCCGATGCGTCAGTGGTGATTCTTACCTGTTCAGTTCTCATTGTCACCTTTCTTCCAGGGAAGTTCAGGGACAACAATCCCTTTCACTGGTGAATAACCTTGAAATCGCCTTTCCTTCACATCTAGACGCTCTGCACGTTCTTGTGCCTGTGCCTCTGGAATGCCCACATCACCATACTCAGCATACCAGTGTTCTGCTCTGGCTTTCTCTGACAGTGGCATTATTTCTTCTTCTTACTGTCTCTAGCTGTGGATAGTGCAATTGCCACTGCCTGCTTCTGTGGCTTACCGGCAGCCATCTCGGTGCGGATATTCTTGCTGACTGTCTTTTTGCTAGTACCTTTCTTCAGTGGCATATGTCACTTCTTTGATGACGTTGACTTAGCCTTGGACTTTGACTTTTCCTCATCCTCAGTGTCATCATCCAGCGGTTCTTCGTCTGCCTCTGCACTGTAAGTGCCATTCAACAGTGCATCAAGGATTGCCTGTCGTTCTTCAGGGTCCTCAATAGCAGCAGCCTTTTCCTGCTGTGCTCGCATTTCAAGGTAACTCAGACTCATTGGTCACTCCCTGCAACGGTGAATGGAATGGCATCAATGCCATGTGAGAACTTAGTGGCACCAACCAGAGTGCCAGGTGCCACAGGTGTGCCTCTGACTGAGTAGAACGGTACACTTACACCATGAGGGAACTTGGTGGCACCAACTGTGCCACCGCCGTTCCTTACTAGTGCAGTGCCTTTGATGTTGACGCCACCCTTACTGACACAGCCAACATCAACTCCATGTTGGTAGATAGTCTTTCCAGGCATCAAGCACCTGCATTACCGAATATCCACCTGTAATCTGCCCAGTAGCGACTGTAACGCATGTAAGCACGATACTTGGCTTGCAGAGTGTCAAAGTCACCCACCGAGTCAAACTCTAGTGGCACTCTTTCAAACCAGATTAGTGACTCATCACGGTAGTTGGAGTCCATAATCCACCAGGCAGTGGTACTCACCAGCATCGGCCACACAATGATGTTCCAGCGACCGCGCTGACTGTTCATGTCATTCTCTGCACTGAATGGCACATGCTCACTGGCATTCAACCTGTAAGCAGTATCTTCCAGTTCTGGTGGCACCAGCAAGTCACCAGGATCGACATACACCAATTCACCCTTATCATCGGTGAAATTCTGCATAGCAATCTTGGCATTCAGCAGATTGTCAAAGTTCAACACACTGGTTGGACCTGACAGGAAATTGCTCTGAGTGGTAGCGTTGGTGGGTGACAGTGGGTGTGCACCACACAGTGCCACACCATCCGGTCCTGCATATGGAAACCCATTGGCATCCACACCAGTACCAGTAAGCGAACCAATGAACAACTGTGCAGCAGACTTCTCACGCTGCAACGCAGCATTGTCAGCCAGCTTTGTAACCTGCTGAGTGATCGTCTTTGGAATCTCTGCACCAGGGTACAGGTTGTCATCCATCAGCTTACGCCTGATAGTGAAACCCTTGGCGAATTCAATGTGAGTCCAGCGAGCCTTGAAACCCTTCTCAAACTCACCGTACTGCACTCTACCTGAATCCTCAAAATCCCAGTTCTGAGAATCCATTTCACCAATCGGCAGGATTTCTTCATAGGAACGCTGAGATGTGTCAGTACTGAACAGTACAGACCGCTTGAACAGCTTTTCGCGGTTCTCCAGCCTCAGGTGGAAGATGGACCGCAAACCAGGTACTAGTAGTTCACCCCAATTATCTGAAGTCAACAAACCCATGTGTCAGTTCACCCCCCTTTACTGTGCCTTGTTGTAGTGGTGCTGACCAACATTGAACCTTACCTTAGTAGGCTCGTTACTGGTCTTATCCTCAACCACTACAAAGTTCTTGTTGGATGAGGCTGCAATTGTCTGTGCACCTGATGCACCGGCTAGGTCAAGTGTGTCACCAATCTTACGTGCATTGGCGTCTGCCACTGCAAACACAGCGTCAGGGTCAATGATTACCGGCACTCTCAGTGACTTTCCACCTGTGTTTCCGGCGAAGTCACTGATTGCCACACCAAGGAAGTTGGTGTTACCAGTTGCTCCGAGTGCCACCGAACCAGCAGCAAGGTTCACTGTGTCACCTTTCTTCATAGGTGTCAGTGGACCCAGCACGTTCTTTACTGTGGGACCTGCACCACACAGACGGTACATGAATTCAAATCCTGGCAAGCTTTGTTCACCACCTTATGGCTTTTCTTTCCACTTTGCATAATCCGCCGGTGACATTTTGAACTGCTTAGCAATCAACAGTTCATCTGCTGTCAATCCAGCAGTTGTTTCACTGTCATCCCCACCGGCACCACCATTGGTGTTACTGCCAGTGCGAGTGGCTTTACCCACAAGGAACGGTTTATCTGCAACCAAAGTGGAGATAGCCTTGTCCACATCAAGTGGTGAACCATCCTCATCATACTCAATGCCACGCTTATTCAGCCACATAGCTGCTGTGTCAATATCCACTATGGGTGACTTCGCGGTTGACAGTGCCACTCTCAGGTTCGCTTCCTGAATGCGCTTGGTTGACTCTGACAGTTTCTTCTCTGCACTGTCAGCACGTAACTTCTCACGTTCTGTCTCTGACAGTTTCTCTGCCTGAATCTTGTCAAGCTCACTCTTGGCAGTGTTGCGTTCCTTCCTGAACTTTGCAGCCTCACGTTTCGCTGCTGCTAGTTCACGCTTTAGGTCACTCTCAGAGTCACCTGCACTACCTTTGTCACCATCTGTGACACTACCTTCGCCAGTGTCATCACTGGCACTTCCTGACGATTCGCCACTGGCGCTGCCAGTCTGGTCAGTGTCATCCTCATGGGAGTCACTGTCAGTTTCTACATCGTCAACACTCATTATATACCCCTTGTCAACTGTCACTGTTCAGTAGAACTATCATCACCTTCAGTGTCAGTTGGCACTACCGGCACTGTGGGTAATCCTGCGTTGAAGTTCGCTACTGCTCTGGTGGTTTCCTCATCCTTGTATTCAGCTTCTTCCTCAGGGTCATATCCCAATTCCTGCAATGCAGTGTGCTTACTCAATCCTAGCTGTGTAACTCTGGTGGCTAGTGCACTGGATTCCTCTAGCACGTTCCTGCTCTCAGGATCACGCCAGTGAGAATCAATCAAGTCACTGTCTATTTCAATGGACGAGTCCAGGTCGCCGCTTATCTGTGCAATCTTCGCACACATCACAAACACATCTTCCCACTTGTTACCAAGTGGTGCAGCACGGTCCTTTGACTTTGCTACTAGTCCAGTCTCAGCCGTTTTCAGTGACTCACCTGATGGCGCATCGCCTGACAGTACTAGCAGGAACAATGGTGTGCGCGATCTTCCTGCTATGCGCTGCAACTGTGCCTCAATTGAGGCTAGTAACCCTTCCGGATTGATGGCATCAAACTGACCAAACCTAGCCTCAGGATTCACCACTGTCCACAATGTGCCAGGGTTACCTGACAGTTGTGTCTTTTCCTCCTGCTTGATGCCAGTGCCATATCTCTGTGCTGCACCGTGAGAATCCAGCACCATAGTCAGGTCTACTAACAGTTTGTTTAGTGAGTCCTGCTGTGGAATAGTGCCACGTATTTCACTAACACCCCAAGTCTTACCCTTTGACTTATTCTTGAAGTGAAAGACTGGCACTCCTAGTGGCTCGCCATACTGATCTTCCCACGGTATAGGCCACACTGTGTCACCAGGGTCAAGGTGCTTGGCCCACTCTGCACTACCGTCACTAGCAGCATTGAACCACTTCTCCACCTGGTTAGGCCAGTAGAGATTCATCCTCACTACAGGGTACATGTTAGGATTGGTTGGTGTCTCTAGTTGTGACTTCCAAGTCTTAGCTGCGAACAGGAGATTCTCACTGTCCTCACTGTCATAGATAGGCTTGATGATTTCTGGCCGGTTGTAGTGAATGCGCGGTTTCCCAGTCGCACTATCCATATCCACTATAACGTAACCATCACCCTTCATCACAGTGTTAGTGTGAACGATTGACTGTAGCTCTAGCATTCTGGTGGATTTCCATATCTCATCCAACCAGTCTTGCACAGTGGCATCCTCTGAACTGAACTGATCCATTATCAATCGCTCACAGAGAACATCAACCACTACTTCACAGAAATTCTCACACCACATAAAGCCTGACCTATTGAGAAACCTCCGCAACCTGTCAGTGAGTAGCACCCGCTGGTTCTCACTGGTGTAGTAATCCTCATAGGTGCGATACCAGGTGTCACGCTGTGTGTTGCGTTTTGCCATTTCCTGCAAGAATTCCTGCGACCTAGTAAACTGGTCACTGGAATTCAGTATCTCTAATGCTTCAGGTGAGAGTGAAACAGTGTCAGCCATCTAGCTCACCTGTACCCATTGTGATTGCAGGTCATATTCATGTGGTGTGTAATCTGCCGGATCGTACAACCACACCCTAGTGCCGACAGGAAAGTTCATGTTCTCTACCCACGCAGTGGCAGCAGTAACAGCGTCACTCCCATCTGGCACATCTATGAACCATGCGCCCACCTGTGACGTTGGTAACCCATCCTGCTTCACAGACGATGTGTGAGTATCAGCCACCAGCAGTGCACTCTGCATCAGGTCACTCCATTTCTAATCAGGTGTGAGTACTTGTCCTGGTTCTTTTGTAGATACACAGGGAATGTGTCATCAATCTCAACCTGACGCAATGGTTGACCATGAATGGATTCAAACTTGTCCTTGTGTGCAAGTGCCATCTGCCTACCAATTGCACTGCCATACTCCACATGTAAGAATGACTCTAACTTGGTCAGTATCTCATCCTCAGTGCCGACCGAACTGAAGTGCCATCCTTTGTTCACAAATATTGGAAGGCTCGCTATCCGCAACTGCTCAAACAGGTGCATCTTGGCATCTCTGCCTGACATAGACACAGTGCCACTAGTCCACACCTTTCTATCCTCAGCATTCAGCCACCAGTAGAAGTGACGCATAGCGAGCCTAGTTGGTGACTTAGGTAAGTAATTGATGAACACTGGATCAGGTATCTCATCCAGGTCACCCATCAACACTATGTCATCATCCTGTATGTCATAGCACAGCAGTACATCGCGGCAGTTCTTGCGCTGTTCACTCTCCCTAGCGCAAGCATCCTCATAGGTGCGACTACCACCAGGCTGTCTGAGTAACCTGTAATCAATCGGGAAATCACCAAACCGTTTCAGGTTCTTTGACAGCACAGGTTCCTTAGACTTGCCACTGTGAGTGTTGCGTGACTCTACAATGATGAACAAATCCACTACTTCACGTAGCACGTTCAATCTGATTTCCAGTAAGTCCAATTCTCGATTGAACATGATACAGTCATAGATCATCTTGGTAGTGTCACTCTCAGCCTAAGGATTCTCGGTAGTGTGGCTCTGGTTGGTTTAGGTCTAGCTTTGAAATTCAAGTGGTGATATTCATTACCAGTGGGATACGGACGCCAGAGTATCCATCCATACCTCTTGGCTTGTGCAATCATCTTGGTAGTGTCAGCATCATTCACATCAATCCCTTGACACCACCAGGGTAGTGGCTTGCCACGCGGGATATTCTTATAAGCAGAGCCATCAGACTTCAATTCATGTGTACTGTAACCAGGTGGATTGGCCGGATTTCCTTTGCCATCTCTGAACATTGTGTATAGCTCTCGCTGTGTGTGCTTACCATGCTTGTGCAATAGCCTTGCTGCATCATCTCCACGATAGATGGAGAGTACCTTCGCATGAGTGTCATTAGCCAATATCGCAAAGTATGGTCCTATGTCATTATAAACAGGACACTGCTGTACTGTACACAAACGTTTAGCCACTTAGTCAACGCCTAGCATACGGTTGAATTAGTTCAATAGCTGCAAGTGCAGCTATCACTATGCCGAATATGAGTGTGGCTGTAGTTGATAGTGTGCTTTGTGAGTCGATTATCAGCCATACACCTGTCAGCACCACGGCTATACTGGTAAGCATTTGCCTCCCTCACCATTCATTGTCTTTGTCCACATACTTGTCACCAACCAGAATCAAATCCCCGGTCTTTCTGACTGGTTCACCATTACCAACCACTTCTGTCCACTGTGTTTCCTTGATGACACCACCGCGCTCAGGTGCAATGGTCAGTAGCACTGAGTCTGCTCTGTCGGGTGACCTGCCAATGCGCTTCTTGATTTCATCCTTACGCTCAACCACTCTGTGACCTTTTATGTCCATCTTGTACTGTGGTGTGGACAGGTCTGCCGCTAGCTGTTCATCACTGTCAAGGTCAAACTCACGCAGCCTGTCACTGAAAGCGAACCACAGTTCACTTCTGGCATTGTTGTACTCTTGCGGGTCCACTGGTGAAGCGCCACCCCTGAATGGCACTGGATGGTAACCCTGTGCTACGAGCATATCTGTGACACCACCGCCCACTCCATCATCATCCACCGCGATCTTTGGTTTCCGTTCACACCTGGTAGACAGTGACTTGAAGTGGTGCAATATCTTGCCAGTGGTTTCCACAGTGTCACGACCGTTGTAAGTCTCTACTATCCTAATGCGCTTGCCGTGCCGTTCACTGATGACAGTCTCATCACTACCGAACCTAGCCACATCACAACCAATGACACCATCATCAATTGGCGAAGGCTCGTACTCCACTTGTGTCTGTGCATATTCAATGTCACCCAGTGCACAGACCTGATTGTCAGCCTGACTAGGGAAGTTACCTAGCACTCTCACATCGTACATTGGAGTGCCTTCGCCCCACTTGATTTTCTTATCCTCCACCCAGGCTTGTGTCACTAACTTGGCCCGCACATCATCCGGCACTTCTTCATTAGTGAAGTTCGGACTGTCATAAGCACTGATGTGAACCAGGTTCCACAGGTGACGCTCACGGTGGAACGCTTGATAGAACTGTCCACTGGTCTGTGTCGGGTTACCAATCATCAACAACCTGGCACCTGGTGTGGTCAGGTAACCTTCTGCTGCCTCATAGATGGCATCATCCACACCTGAGCCTTCGTCCACCACCACTAGTATGTGCTCTGCATGGTGACCCTGGAACCGTTCTGGTTTGTCAGTTGACAGTCCAATGGCGAACCAGTTATCTGACACTTCCAGTCTGGTGTTGAACTTCTTACCGTGCAGTGGTATTCGTGCAGACTCAAACACTGCACGTATTTCACGCCACAGTAGTTCCTCTACCTGTGTCCATGTTGGTGCAGTGGTAACTACTCTGCTATTGGGGAATGACTCTAGGAACCAGAGAACCACATAGGCAGCCACTCTTGTCTTACCCACACCGTGGCATGACCTGACAGCAGTGCGAACATTGTCACGTACACTCTCAATTATCTCTCTCTGCTTTGACCATGCGAAACAGCCAAGGACTGAGTGCACAAACCAAATAGGCTTCAACTGTGAAGCCATCAGCACAACTACCTTGTCATCTTGGTTCACTGTGCCGACACTCCATCACCCCACTCCTGTACTAACTCACGCTTGATGCCATCAGGTGAGTAGTACAGTCTAGTGAATGCATCAGGTGCAGCACGTATTGCCTCATTCACTTCACTGATACTTGGACGCAGCACATACCTATCTTCATGCTGGTCATCATCAAAGCAGAGATACCAACACTCTGTCATAGTGCCACTCAGGGGAATCGAACCCCCACAATCAGGTGCAAACCTGACCAGTCACCAATCTGACTGTGAGTGGCGTGGCAGAAGGTGAGTGCCACGCTATGCCGGTGAACTGACACCCACCCTCTGTTCCTGTTACTACTTGATTCGACCTTCTGCTTGGCCGATATTTATATGGATAACAGGTCTGGTTGAATTCACTTAGGGTGGATGCACATACCTCCCATCACTAGTCAACATGGTGTGTAATCTCAGTGTCAGCAACATCAGGTGGCGGATCACCAAACCCAGGACCGTACACATATGCCTTTCTCGGACCAGGTATATGCTTACGATCTAGGTCCCTCTGTGTAGCCATAGCATTAGCGAACCATGCAAACATCATGTCAACGTCATGTACAATCTCAGGTTTCACCACTGTCAACTGACAGAAAGCCTCTGCCCACTTGCGCGGATCAGTTTCATTCACCAGGTGTGATATGTCAAAGAAGGACTTCAGACATAGTTCCACTGATTCAGTGACACGTTCACTAGGGAACACATAGTCAGGGTTATCCTGCATCATTACACCAGTGGCAGCACCAGCGCACTGGTACACAATCTCCCTGAGGCTACTGCTGATGTTCACTTCCTCGGACAATTCAAATCCTCCATTACCGTAACTGCCTCTGCCACTAGCTTACGCATCCTGGCGGGATGGTGCACTGCACGTTTATACCTTTCAAACCTGAGTGCTGTGGCATCACTAGTTTCCCAGTGACCATTCACATCTCTACCCTCATTAGGGTGCCACAGGTGCACTAACGGTTCACTTGACCTGTACTCTCTACCCACCAGTTCCCTGAGTGCCATTCCCCATGCCTCATCTTCACCACCCCACCCAGTGAACACAGCATCGGGTGGCACTTCCCTAAACACAGCGCGTGGCATTACCATCCCTGTGTTACCTGGCACAAGTTCATAGGGCAGTTCAACAGTTGGCATTATCCTCAGGTCACCCGCATAGCCACATAGCACTATGTCAGTGGCTAATTGTGTCAGCCTATGCTTCTTGGTGTGACCTACTGACCACCCGAATTCACCATCCACTACTACCTGGAGTGCCTGTGGCAATCCGAACGACCACGAATCAGGTTCCTGTATCACCAGCACATCGCCATGTGACTTACGGTAAGCGTCTATCAGTGCCTCAGGTCTACACCACACATCAGTATGACACTTGCCAACACATATTTCCCAGTGTCTGTAACTACGATTCAGCAAACTCTGAATGTACCACCAGTCCCTGGTGCGCCACCGCTCATCAGTGTCAAACGGCACCAGCACACTGACACTGGTCATCCATGCCACCAGTTCAGTGCCATCGGCCCGATACGAAAACTACGAACACCAGGATTGAACCTCTCAACGCGACGATCAAAGCCAAGGTGACACCAACCTGACCAGTGCCATGTCACACCAGGATGCCACCACGGGCGAGGGTGTGGCCCAAAGGTTGTCACTCTGATTCACCACTCTCTGCATAGTGTTCTTGCACTATGCGCTGTGCTTCAGTGACTATCTCTGCCTGTGCCAGTTGCACAGGTCCACCCTCTGCACCTGTCAGTTCCACTCTGTTAGTTCTTCCCCACCTTTGAGTGTGCCGACGCTCTAGGAAAGCCACTGCTGCCTTCCAGTCATCACCGAATGCCAGCCTGATCGCAGTGACAGCCTCAACCTCTGCCTCTGCTTCTGCTGCCCGAACAGCCACGAATAATGCTGAGTATTCTGTCTCTCTACCTACTTCTATGTCACTTGCACCAATCTGTAACCACTTGTTGAGTGTAGATATAGTGATACCAGCATAGGTTGCAGCAGTCTCTTTGTAGTTACCAGCAGCCAAAGCACCAATCAACCTGTCTATTGTCTCAGGTGTCAGTTTGGATGGTCTACCAAGTTTGACTACTGAAGTACTCATCTATAAGGCATTCCCGCTTTACCATCAATTGCTGGTGTAGTGGAGTGAATCTCAGGCTCTACAATCTGGCGCACATCTGCCACGCTAGTTGCCACTACTGTCAGTGCACCGAGTGCTTTCAGTTTCATCAGTGTCACTCTCTGTAGTTGTGACAGTCTGCCGCCCTTGGACCGCTTTACCTCCACAGCGAGCAGCCTACCACCTGGCGGAAGGCAAGCCAAGATATCCGGGCAGCCAATGATGTTGGCACCACCTTTCACATTGAGTATCCATGCACCAATGGAGTACAGGTAATCAGTGATAGGTCTGGTTCTCTCAAATGGAGTGTCAGTCATCAGGATAGTGCTTCCTAGTATTGTCCTCATAAGCTGCACACTTCCATCCTACATCATCATAGAAGTGCCAAGTCAGCATATCATCAATACGCTTCAATTCCTGATGGTGCCCACAGCCTGTCAGAAACTCCTGATACTCACATAGATAGTAACCACTGTGTGGCTCAGCAACCACTATCCCTTGCTTGTCCACTGATCCATCCTCATTGAAAGTATGGAAGTGTGAACCTACCAGAGAGTCCACTTCCAGTTCTTCAGTTACTACATCTGTGCGGTATGACATTAGCATTCTCCTAATCATATGGTAGACAACCATCGTTCACTACCTGTTCAGCGAACACCTGTTCGTCACCCGGTACCCGGCCAACCTGGTTCCACCCCTACGGGGTGTGGGAACCAGTGAGTGGTACCGGCGCGGGTACCACCTGAATCCCTTACTGACACTGGCTTTTAGTGGTACCCGGTACCGGGTGGTACCGGCACTTTGGGTACCACCCCTGGGTACCACTCAGTAGACCTAGCAAGCCGACCATCCTTGACTGTCATGTACTACTAGTCCAAGTTTCTCCATCTCTTGCAGTTCATGCAGCACATCATTCCTTCTCCTGTGTATTGCAGCGTAGAGAGTGTTTCCACTGATAGGATCAAACAGTGGCGTCATGTAATCCAAGATCATTTGTCTCAGTGAAACGCCCGCATTCAAATCCTTGCCACGCAGTCTAATTGACTGTGTATCTTCATGCCAGTCTAGTGCAAACTCTAGTGGCTCAACAGGTGGTGCTTCCCTGTGTTCACTCTGAAGTGTGTAAGTGTTCTCTATCCTGGTCACAGCTAGTTTGGTAGACCACCATGCTTCCAGGTCTAGTGACCCTCGCATCCTGAACTTCTCCTGGTGACCTGTGTGGTGTGCAAAGCACACGGCAGCTTCACTATGTCTCTGTAGTTGCGTCAACCAGTCGGTTATCTCACTAATTTCAGACTGAGTGTTTTCACTAAGATCACCACCCTTGATTCTCACCAACGGATCAAAGATGATTGCGCGAGGTTGCAGTTCCTCAGTCTTACGTTTGATTGCCTCACGCCATTTGGTGCCTTGTTTCTTTGCAAGTTTGACACCTGCATTGGATGACACATATAGGTTTGCCACTTCCTTATTCTTCATGGCATAACCTCTGACCATCTGTGACAGCCTGCGTCTAGTGTCAAGTTCACCTGATTCCTCTAGCACTAGTATCACTGGCCCAGGTTTGTCAACGTTACAGGTACCGAACGCAGGTCTACCACTAGCTATGGCTATTGCCAATTCCAGTATCACCCAGGTCTTACCAGTCTTGTACGATCCCTGTATTGCACCAAGTGCCCGCTCTGTCAGTAACCCGTCTACCAGGTAAGGCACCAGTCCTGGTTCACCCATATCCAATAGGTCACTAGCAGAGCGTAACCACTCATAGGTAACTTCCTCTGGCTTGCCATTAGAGTCACCTGCTGTTTCAGCAAAGGTAGCTTTGAGTGCCTCCTGTTCGGGTGTATCTGTCAAAACTCCGACCTGACACCAATGATCTGCTCATATCTAGTCCACACTGTCTCCATCAGTGTCGCAGCCACTCGTCTGTCTACATTCCAATCCTTGTCCAGTCCACAGACCAGTGCAGCAAAGTCATACACATCACCGCCACGTTCACACTGATAACAAAACCATCCCTCAGTGGCAGTGTTGTACACCTTCAAAGATGGTCGCCAATCCTCATGCCCAGGACAAGCCACAAACCCTGCGCCATTAGGCACCAAGCCACCTAGGTCATGCACATACTGTGCTGGTGCAATATCTCTGAGCGGGTCATTACTCTGCACCACCGGCTGCACTCTCTCAGGTCTGAGTGGAACCTTCAGTGCCTCTAGCCACAGCTTTGGTAGTGCACTCACTTTCACTTCATAGGGTGACCTACCACGCAACCACTCATTCAACACAATGTAGTGGTGATTCAGGAAGTCCACACCAGGATACCCTTTCAGGTTCTTCCTTATCACATGGCTCGCTTGTGTCAGTATCAAGTGATACCCTTTGCCACTGACTGACCTTTGCACTGGTGTCTCTGGTAACTCACCGTAGACTGCCTTCAGTGCATTGTAAGACTTCATGCCATCGACACCTTCGTGTCTGTCAATGTCAATGCACATTAGACCTGACCTGTCCAACCTCACACCAACCAGAGCCTGTGGAAAAGGTGTGAACATACTTGTTATCACTGACTCATCAGTACTAGCATTCAGTGAACCATCTGGATACTTGGATTCCTTTGACCACAGTGGTGCCTTAGTGACACTAACCGGAAACACTGACCAGCCAAGGTCACCAGCGAGAGCTTGCGCGAGAGCCAGATTCGGCACTATGCCCTCAGAGGCTCTGTAAGCCATTCTGACGCCAATTGGTGGCTCAGACCTACTTGGACCCGATTTAGCCATCGGATGCCCTCAGCGTGGCTGAGAACGGCTCTCAGAGGGTGTCTCGCCTACCAGCGCGAGGAAGGCTCTCATCCTGGCGTAGACCCGTGCATACGGGTCCACTGGTGTCACTACCGGCGACCTGTGAACAGGTGTGTAGAATTTAGGCCGATAGCCACGCTGGTGCCAACAGGCACCTTGCGTTTTGAATAGGTTGCAGGTACAGTCTGCCATCGCCTAGTCCTTTCCAGTGGGACTATGATGAAAGTGAACGGGCCGCGATGCATGGCGCTGTGACAGTGTTTCTGACCTTCCACTGTCAACTGGCTGCCTTTCGCGGCCCGTTCGACTTTCTATGTGTTAGTGGAACCTAGTGACTTAGAAGTCATCTCCCTCTAGGTCACTATCAATAACGTCAGTACCAGCAACGTCTGTGGCAATCACTTGCACCCGCTGGAATGCTGGCATCAGTGCCTTAGCATAATCTTGCACCTTCGCCCGTGCTTCAGGTGACAACCTCTCACCAGCAGCTAGCACAACCTTGGCGTAGTCAAATCCTGTGCCTGACTTGTCCTTCTCCAAACTGAACTTGGTGATAATGCCAGTGTGTGGGATACTGGCACTGGTGAGCCTGAACATGTAAGACCTGATTGGCTTCAGTGACGTTGCCGGTAGTGTAATCACTGTCGGCAGCATCGCATCAGGTGTCAACACAAACAACTGCCGCACCTGCTTACAAGCCTGTGCGTTGGGTGACTGTGGATTCACTGAGGAACCAAACTGCGCGAATGGACAAGCAGCACAGTCACCACCAGGTTCACCCACGCCAGTGATACCGTCCAGTGAAGAACACTGCGGTGGCTCATTACCACCACTGTACTCACCTGCCCAGTAAGCACGACGGTTGAACCATGCGATGATGATGCCTTCGATCACCTGTGTGGACTGCACACCTTCCAGTGTAGGCACTTCCCAGGTGGTTCCACCGCCAGTGGGCATCCTCACCCTGTCAATGTCAAACTCTGACAGTTGATCGTCACCCACATTCTCAGTGAGTGCTTCCTGAAGTGCACCATTGTCTCCTGATAGTGCCACATACTTAGCACCATCATTGAACTTGGCTACAGCTTTAGTTGCCATGCAATAACACCTTCTCTTGCTTCAGTGTCTCGATTGCACATTCAAGACACAGGTTGACTTTTGTGACCTTCCCGTTGACCTTCACTTTTACAACCTCGCTGCCATCGCCAGTACATGCAGTGGCAGTCTCAGGATGACAAGTGCCACAGATGCATAGACACTTTATCAAGATGTGACCTTCAGTAGCTCAGTAACTCGGTCACGTTCAGCAAGTAACTCTGATGTTAGTGGACTATACCTAGCAGCTTTTGCAAGATGTAGTGCTGCATTCATCTCATCCCGTGCTACATGGTGAGCGGCAGCTATAGTCAGCACATCAAGAATCTTCTCCAAGTCTGAACGATGAACTTCAATCATAGTCTGACCTTCACCTTCCAATCCTCACTGAATTCGATCACCGATGCCAGTTCATCCGGCACTGGTGTGTCATTCTTCTCACACTCCCTGAAGTAACCTGAGAGTGACTGGGTGTTGAAGTTCACGAAATCATGCATACCCAGGAATTCAAGTGCCTTCACAACTGCCGCACGATTACCGTCCAGTGGTTTCGCCCACTTCTGCCCATGAAGGTAAATCGTGCTACCGTCCACCTTCTGCTGCGTTGTACCTTCCTTTTCCCATATGTCAAGTATTCGTGCCTCAATGACTGCACGTTCTTGGTTGAGTGTGTCAAGGTCAGACTTCAGTTCCTTTCTGGTTCGATCAATGTTCACTAGCTCTGAGAGTAGATCAATCGTTTCTACTGCCATATTGGTTTTGACCTTTCTGGAAAGGTGGAGTGAGGCTGAGTGGTTGACCATACTGTGTCATTTCTGACGTTGCCACGGTCCCGACACCTATCAGCCTCACTCACCTGAGGTAGCCTAGCGCAATTGGCCGCATCTTGCACAGCGAGCCGGAAGCCTGCCGTGAGCGGGGAAAATGACACTGATACTAGTGACTCTCCACTGGTGAAACCCTAAAATACACAGCAGCCTGCTAGGTGTCATGCCAGGTTCAATCCTGACCGCTTCAGGTCACGCTTGATGACCATTGCAACCTGCCTTCTCGGTGGGCAAGCATTGACACCCACCGACTTACCATCAGGACTGACGAACTTCAAGTGGTTGCCATCCTTCCAGGTGACTGTCCATCCCTGCTTGTAAGCGGCATTGATGAATCCCTGGATCATAGTGTCAGCCACTTTGATGTGACCATTGGTTTCCACCTTGCCACCGGCAAGGGTGCTGCCAACTGCCTGTGACTCTGGTGTTGGTTCGTGAGGGTGATTGTTAGGTGAAGGTGGGAAGTCAGTGTTGTACTTGTACAGGTGTGGTCTACCTCTACCACCTGTGCCACCCAGGTCAATGACAATGTTACGCTCAATCAGTTCATCAAGGTATTTCTTCAGGGTGGTGTAATTCCTGCCGGTAAGTTCTGCCAGCTTCCTCAGGTTGAATTCACCTTCCAGACTCACAACCACATCACGCAGTTCACTGGCACTGTACGGAGTGAACTGACCAGGAGGAAACTTGTGACCCTTTTTATAGGCCGATTTCTTAGGCTTCCTCTGTGTCTCTTGCACTTCCTCAGGAGCAAGTGGTTGCAGTGGTGTCTCACCAGCAATTATCCTCTCACCAGCAATCACCATCAGTGCATGATTTAGTGCATCACGCTTTACGGTGAGTGAAACTATCTCTGCACTGAGAGTGGCAATGTCATCCCTCAGTGCTTGTTCACTTGTGAAGTCCATCTATTGACCCTCCAACTTGTGGGAATGCCAGGTAAGGTTTTCCACCATCTTGGATAGTGTCTCCATAATATGGGAATTACCTTCTGAAAGAAAAAAATAACAAGAGCAGGTGGAATAGCAGCTACACAAAGAAGTACTGGGCTAAACCAAGCGAGTATGATTATGTCATTCTTACTCATGTTCTTTCTAACAATTTGCCCTCCGAGTGGTTACGGAGAGGCTAAGAAGTGAAGAAGGCACAATGGCCTCTCAACAAATAAGAAGTGCCCGCCACCAAAAGAGGTTAGTGACGGGCACCCAGTGTTAGGACAGTTCACTTATAGTGCTAGTCAGCATTACACATAAGTCCTTCCTGTCATCTTACACCTAGCCGGTTCTCATCCGGCAATCGACCATGCTGACTGGCCGATACTTGTTCACGTTGCAATTCCAATCGCTGTCAAGAACTGCTTGTCAGCATCCAGCAACTGTCCACCCATTTCCTCCAGTTCGGTGGCACGGTCATAGTCATCTGCATCCTGACTGGTGCGAGTGACTGCTTGGATCAAACCGTATTGTGACAGGTCGCCACCTTCGATCAGGTGCTTCAGGATACTGTCACTCTCGGTCTGTGTAACTGTGACCTTGTTTGACAGTCTCTCGATTGCCTCAATCGGTCCAACGTCCAGCTTACGCTCAGTTGACTCACGCAGTCTGATACAGATTGCATTGAACTTGGTTTCATCAAGTGTGGCTTTCACCACATCTCTGACCTTCATCCACAGTGCAGTATCCTCAGCAGCGAGTGTCTCATCACTGAAGAATCGCTGTGCAGAATCTTCCTCCTGCCGCCTACCAAGGTGGTACTTACTGACACCCTCAGTAGAAATCATCCCGTTCAAACACACCAGCCTAAAGACCAGTGGACTGATGGTTAGTGCACCAGCACCAACCTCACTGTTCTTGATAACGATACCTGACTGCACAGGATCGTTCAGTTTCACTTCAGCAGTGATACGCGGGAACAGTGCCTTGACATACAGGTTACGCTCTGTCACATCACAAGAGACAATCTGCATATCAGGAACCTCTGCCAGCAGTGGCAGCACATGCTCCATCAAATCCCAGTTGTCAATCCTCCGGTACCTGTCACTGAGGAATGCTCTGGCATTACCATCCATTGTGCGTAGCATTCTACGCTCTGGCTTGTCATACATCAGAGTGTTGACAGTCATATCCAGCAGTGGCTTGTGATTCTCACGCAGCCTGTCATAGAACTGCTTTGGCACCTGTAGCCTAGATGCAATCTGCCCGTGACAGTAGTTTGAGACAGTGAACCTGTCAATGTCAGCAACTTCCATCACTGAGGGAAACCACTCATCAGCAACCCGGTCAGTGACCATTGCTAGTTCTCTGGTGTCCACTATGAAGTCAGCTTTGGTGTCAAGCTGCCTCTGTAACTCTGCTGCAACATCTTGCAGCGTCTGACCCTGGTACATCTGTGACCTTCCTGTCGATCAATGGCCCGCTTAGCGGCTGCCATGCAGCCTACCAGGTATGTCGGATGACGTACCTAGCGTCTGACGGCAGCTACCTAAATTTGTCTTTAGATTGACACTCCACCGTGAGTGAAATCTGGTACAGGGTCCTTAGTCAAACAATGCCATACATGTGCTACTTCAGCAATGTTCACATGCTTTGACAGTGGAGGAATAACTATCACTCCAATAGCCTCCTGTCCTGCCACTTCCCTGAACACATTTCTAGTGACAGCCCAGTCAGGCATAGCACCATCCCGTCTGCTAACACTAATGTGTTCCCACAGTTCACCATCCAGTTCCTCTGCTATGGAGTGTATGAATGCTAGACCACGCGCTCTGTGCACCCAGCGACCAAGACCATCCATACCAGCAGTGTCACATTTCCACCTGTTACGCATTAGTGTGTACTTACGCACATCTTTAGCTAGAACAGCGGCAGCCATCCTCTCTGTC